AACTTGATGTCAGGTGAAACTATCGGCTTAATCTCTCTGGGTATAATGGTGCTGATCAATATCATAGTGGCGTCTGTGGCATGGGGACGATCCTCTGAAATGTTAAGAAACCAGAAAGAACAATTTGACAGACATTGTGCTGAAAATAAAACTGATTTAGAAAAGGTAGAAAATAGGCTTGAGTATATTATTACCAGGGAGCAGCCCACTTGCCCTTATCATTCTCAAATGGAATCCGATGTAGCGGTACTTCAATCTAAACAGGAGGGATAAACGATGGATTATGTTAATGGTATCTATGAATATAAAAAATCCATCCGTTTGCACCATAAAAGCCGGCTAATACGGCAGTACTTCAGTGTCTATACTTGGCTTTGGTACAACACGGAGTTCTGGCTTGAGCCGGTAGATAGGCGGCCTTTTACCTATATTATCAGAGATTTCTATCATGCTTTCCCTGTATTCTACAGTTCTATTATCTTCCTCATAGGTTATCTGATAGGTTATTTTGCCAATTTATCTTGGTGGATTGTAATCGCTTTCTACCTGGGAATTATAGGTGGGCACCTGTTCTGGGGCGCGGCATGGAAAAAGGGAGAGCAAGAATGGCCTCCTTACATACAAAATAATTAAGCTTACGTCGGGATCGGCTCCGGCGTAGGCTCTCTCCTTTTTTATGGGGCTTCGGGTATTCGACCACCCGGGGCCCCAGTATTTTTGTTTTTAAAAGGTATAAATATTGCCTATTGACAATAATGGTTAATAGTGCTAGAGTATAAGAGTTATGAGAGAAAAAGCAGAACGGAACCGGAAAATATACACTGCTTACAAGAGCAACCCTGATTCAGATTATGCCCTATTGGGACGTGCCTTTGGTTTAACGCGACAAGCTGTAAGGGCAATCATTATCAGGATAGAGAAAAGACAGAAAAAGGCGGGAGTTAAATGAAAATCGGAGACAGGTATCAAGTTACATCCGAAACGAACAACATAGTTGTCTCTGAGAAAAGGGTCAATCAGGAAACCGGTGCGGAATACTGGGTTAATGCCGCTTATTTCGGCACCGTAGAAAATGCCTTGAAATATCTAGTCCAAATGGAAGTTGAAAAATCCGAGCTTCAAGATTTACAAACAGTATTAAATCGGATAAATGGCATTGGAGCAAGTATTAATAAAGCCCTCGCTGACCAAATTGCTAAAAGTCTAGGGATTACGGAATGAAATATATATATACAGATATTGTTCCACTTATTCCAGAAAAAGAGTTTATCAGGTTTTGGGCTTTTGTTATTAAATCTGATTGTTGGATTTGGTATGGTGACAGAACAAAACAGGGGTATGGTACTTATTCCGTAAAAGTAAATGGGAAATGGCAAACTATAGGAGTACACAGAATATCATATGAATTATACTACGGTTCAATCTCGGATGGGCTTTTCGTTTGCCATCATTGTGATAACCCACCCTGCTTAAATCCCGAGCATCTATTCTTAGGAACTGCGAAAGATAATGTGCAGGATATGCTTCATAAAGGTAGAGGGAAACATCAAAAAGCCTTGCTGATGTGGTCAGGACGTCACTACAGCAGAGTTTAACCTCTGGCAGTACATCGGGTAAGGTCAAATAAAACAAGAGGCTGCCTAGCTAGAACTAAACAGCCCAAAGGAAGGAGAAAATCATGAACAATACCCACATTATATCTACAAATGACAAGGAAAGCAAGCCCCTTATCGAGAACGAAGAGCAGTTGACCGATGCCTGCGCCCGGGAAGCCCTGAAAAAGCCGTGGTTTTGGAATCCTTGCGGACACACTAAAGGTGGGACTCTCTTTGATCGGGTGGAGAAACTATGAAACCAATAATCATTATCATATTAGCCCTGGTCATTCTGGCTGTAGGTTTCGGCGCGGGTTATGCTGTGCGAGATTTAAAAAGCACTAAAACAATCGTTATCACACTACCGGAGGATGCGACAATAGGCAACATGGAGGTTAGATACTAAATGAAAATCGGAGATTATCAAGTTACAGCAGAAACCAATAATATTATCGTCTCTGAGAAAATGGTCAACAAAAAGACGGGGGTCGGAGGGAGGGATAATGAGAAAGTATTGTAGTCATTGTGGGATTGATCAGGATTTTGCGGAGTACAACGGAGAACAATTCGCTGTACTCCGGGGGAATAGCCATGCTGTACTCCGGGAGAATAGCCATGCTGAACTCTGGGGGAATAGCCATGCTGTACTCCGGGGGAATAGCCATGCTGAACTCTGGGGGAATAGCCATGCTGAACTCCGGGAGAATAGCCATGCTGTACTCCGGGAGAATAGCCATGCTGTACTCTGGGAGAATAGCCATGCTGAACTCCGGGAGAATAGCCATGCTGTACTCTGGGAGAATAGCCATGCTGTACTCCGGGGGAATAGCCATGCTGTACTCTGGGAGAATAGCCATGCTGAACTCCGGGGGAATAGCCATGCTGAACTCCGGGGGAATAGCCATGCTGTACTCCGGGAGAATAGCCATGCTCAATGTCGAAGCCCTTACGCGTGCGGTATCCTGAAATCAATTACGGCTGAATGTATTGGACGCCATGTTGGGGATAAACCAATACCTCCCAGAGTTTATCTAGCTGGTTGCGGAATTAAAATAACAGGCGCCAACGCTGTATTGTATAAATCCGTGACTGGAAAATTCACCGATCATAAAACTGGGCTAGTGGAATACACCATTGGCAAGGAAGTCGTTTGCCCGGACTGGGACGCTGACAGCAAGGACGAGTGCGGACACGGATTGCATTTATCGCCGACTGTTCAGCAGGCGATGAGTTTTAATGATTCGGGGGTTTATCTGGCTTGCCATGTAAAAGTCGCTGATATGTCATCCTTGCCTGCTTTTGCGCAATACCCCGATAAAATCAGAGTCCGAGCATGTATCCCCTTATACCAGGTAGACAAAGAGGGAAATAAGCTAGAGGAGAAACTATGAACGCTTATATAGGATATGCCCTGTTTGTCGCAGGGATAATTATGCTCTTTGGCTTACTGTTCGCTATCATCGAGACTGAGATAGAAAAGAAAAGGAGACAGCTTAAATGAGTGAATCCCAAATGTTAGCCTTTCACTGGAAACTAGCGGAATGGAGCAATCAATACTCAGACAATAGTAACCCAATGACCGAGGATGAAATAGAATCTGCGATTAAACAGTTGCGAGATAATTGTTACCCGTCGCCTACAGATTGCCCCCAAAGCGCCTGCCCTAAGTACCGTCCAACTTGTACCATTGGTTGTTGCCGTATAGCTATATTAATGTGTGGAGAGTGTTAAATGAACTTTAACAATGTTATAGAATCCTTCTTTTTAGAGGATGAGGCAAGAATTAAACTGGTCAGACAGCGTGTGCCGGTGCAACTCATGTGTACCAGTGAATATGACGGCTTCCCTGGGGGCCCTGAGTCAGTCGTAGGGATTGAATCATTCGGGCGGTTACTACCGGAAAAGATAAACATTCAAAGGGAAAAGTTTTTAAATTAAAACAGTCTGGAGGGAGTAGCAAATGAAGATTAGATTGTATTCCGGAATAGAAGTAGATTTTACTCAGTGGGCATTGCCTTTGGAAATCTGGTGGGTTAAAGGTACGTTATGTTTTGAAATCCTATGCTTTTCAATAGTATTCGGAGTACCAGAAAGGCCATATCAGATAATTCTTGATGAGTTAGAATAATCGGGAGGAGAGATCATGACAAATATAGATTACTCAAAATCAGCGGTTAATCTTAGTAATTCCGTGGTTCTATCTGTCGAATTAGATCAGCTACAAAATCTTGAGCAACAAGGTGAAGCGATCAATAACCAAATCAGTTCCTTAATCCCCCAAGCGTTGATTGATATGCAAGACCAAAACACCGAATTAATAGCCAAAAAGCACGATGAAATTAAACTCTTGATCGAAACATGCGGGAGTTACCAAAATTTAGAGAAAGGGTGGTACGGAATTAAGCAGAGGAAGGTTAGTAAATCCTATAACGCCCTGGAGTTTGAGAAAAACTATCCGTCTTTTGCGCCGGCGGTCATCATCAAGGCGGTTAATACCACGGCTCTGAATGGGTTAATCAAGGGTGGTTTGATCACAGAGGATCACTTGAAGGGACTGGGTATTACTGAGGAAAAAGAAACGTTTCAATATATTATTAAGGTATAGGAGAGAAAAATGGAAACAGACTTAACCACAACCCAATCCAATGCGCTTGCGCTTCCCGATGAAGCAACCTTTAAGCGTGATATTGAAGCGATTAACCGCTTCCAGCAAATCGTACACGCCAATCTGGTTAAAGACCTGGACTATGGAGTCATCCCGGGAACCACTAAACCCACCTTACTCAAACCCGGCGCCGAGAAGATCGCTAAGCTCCTGGGACTGTCAGATCAGTACATTATTCTGGATAGACAAGAGGACTGGAATAAGCCCTTCTTCCGATACCTGGTCAAGTGCCAACTTATCAGTATTAGGGGTCAGGTGATTGTCTCTGAGGGGCTTGGTGAGTGTAATTCTTATGAAAGTAAATACCGCTACAGAGACAGTAAGCGGAAATGCCCTACCTGCGGATCAGAAACGATTATCAAGGGCAAAGAGGAATACGGCGGGGGTTGGCTTTGCTTTAAGAAATCCGGTGGTTGTGGAGCTAAGTTTGATGATAATGACCCCCAAATAACAGACCAGGTTGTCGGTAAGGTAGAGAATGAGGATATCTTTTCACTGGTTAACACCCTGATTAAGATGGCGAAAAAACGGGCTCTGGTTGACGCTTCACTTTCAGCCGGACGGCTATCCAATGTCTTCACTCAGGATATGGAGGATATAGTCCCGGAACGAAGACAGACCAATAAGCCAACAACTATTGAAGTTGAGCAAGTATCTGGCCCGGTTAATCAGCCTCAAAATAAAGGTGATCAGCAAGTATCAGCCTCAAAGACTGGCCCAGACAAAAACAAGCCATCGGCAACTGCTTATAAAACCGACCCCGCGACTATCACGACCCTGGGTAAACTCTGGCAAGCATTAATACGGGACTTCCCAGAAGCGATCGCGGATACGGCGGATTGCCTAAAATGGTCTGGGTTTCAGAATGCCGCGGATATTAAAAACTTTGGGCAGACATACATCGACATAGCCGAGAAAATTAGCAAGGTGTCCTAGTGCTGGTAAAGGATTAAGAAATGAATGAATGTGCTTGTTTAAATAATAATCCGGTGACCTGCTTCCGGCTACGCTATAACCTAAATCCACTTGAAATGACGAGCGAAGATGTTTGTGAATGTTCCTGCCATGATGAATTTGACGTTGATGAAGCAGACGCCGAATGTGACTGCTTTGAGTGCAATGATAGGAGAATAGTATGAATCGGTATAAAGTGCGTATTCAGAGTCTAACCTTCACCTATGAACTAGGGTATTATTACGGGGAAAATCCAGATGTAGTAAAAGATGAAGCTTGGGTAAAACACAAAAGCACCTTTAGAGATTGCTCAAGAGGTATGTTATCAGCTTCACTTTGTGAACCAAACAGCGGGGGGCAAATAAACCATGAGACGCGATAGCGTTACTCCTGTCAATACAGAGGGGATGCACTTTTTTGAAATAGAGAGTATCGACGTGGCTGAATGGCATGAGCTACCAGACGGGCAAGGTAAACCATCACAAGTACATCTAACTCTAACGCTGGTCGGGTTTCCCTACCCACTTGTAATGCGATTTAAGTCACGCAGACCAGTCGATGAACTAATAGTCGCTTTAAACACTCATGCCAATGGGGTGTGGCCGAAGAAAGACTGAGCCTTAACGCCGGCTTTGGAAAGCTCCTTCCTTTTTCCGGTTTAAGGATATAAAAGGTGAGGTGGTAAAAAAGATTCGGATAGAGACGAACGCCACCTCACCGGAGGGATTTAAAGAGTGTAGTATGAGCGACTTGCTTCTAACGGCTACTAATCAAGTGGAGACAAAATGAACATGGTACATGAACCCTTAACCAAAGAGCAGGCCGAGGAATATGTGGCAAAACAGGAACGTGCTATTCTAATCGGTGATTGTTATGGGCGTTCAACCAACGTTGGTTGGATGGGCATAGAATTCATGTGGCAACCACTCCCGCTCTCCAAAGGCGGGAAACTAAAGCGGAATGGAATCTATGGGAATATCCTCTATAGTTATCGAGACAAAAACATTAGTAGAGATGATGTGATCTCGGAAGTTATGAAACCAGCGAGTTTGAGGCAAGCCCTAGTAGAAGCTGAGTCGGTAATTGAATGTTCAATGTGCGGGAAAATCGCAGTCGGGCAAGAAGCCATTGAGGCTCATAGTAGCTATGTTTATGAATTTACTGATGGTTCTCCAATTATGGTAATGAGGTGGCCTAGACCTTGCTGGAGTAGTTTCTTTTACCATTGGATAAATGATGAGTGTATCCATCTAGAATTATGCCCTATTTGCAAAGACAACATTTACAAGGGCAAATACAGAAAACGGTCTACGTAGGTTTTGCCCCACTAAAAGAGGGATAGACAATGAGAATTTGCCCTGATTGCCATAAGGCGGGATTGAAGCATTACAACCCCGACCATCCTTATGATAGCGCTCCCCCGAATAAATGGTGTCCACGCTGTCTGAGATGGGTTATCCCGGTTAAGAAAGAGTGGACAAGAGGAAACTATTGACAAAGTACGATAGACGTGGTAGATTACGTAGAGATTATAGATAAAGGGGAATTAAATGGCTGAAACAACCACAGTCCGCGTCTCCGATGAAACAAAGGAACGTCTCGACAAGGCGGGTAATAAGGGTGACACCTACGATGACATAATAAACCGCCTGTTAGACCTGTTGATTGAAACCACTAAGGTGGGTTAAAACACTTTGCCTAGAATCCGAACGATCAAACCACAATTCTGGCTAGACGAACGGCTTGGGTCAATCCCCCGTGATGCCCGACTCTTATACATTGGTCTTTGGAATCTTGCAGACGATCACGGCGTGTTTGAATGGCGTCCTGCTAGAATTAAAATACAGATATTCCCCTACGACGGCGATGTTACGGCTAAACATATTACGAAATGGTTAGAGGCTCTTGCATCCACGGGAGATATTTTACCCTTTCATTGCAACGGCTCCGGTGAATTTGGTTATATCCCAACTTTTCAAAAACACCAGGAAATTAAAAACCCATCAAAATGGCGTTTCGCTGAAGTTCCAGAAGGGCTATTAAGAATACAGGAGAACGAGCTTAGTCCTACCCCAGTCCTACCACAGGAGGGGGTTAGTCCTACCCTTAGGGAAAAGGAAAAGGAAAAGTCTATAGGTAATAGGGAAAAGGAAAGTATAGATAAGTCGCCATACGGCGAATTCCAAAATGTTTTCCTTTCAGGGGAAGAGTTTGAAAAATTAACGGATAAATTTGGGGAAGTAACCAAGAATGAGAAAATAGAAAGTCTTTCAAGGGGAATTGCCAGTAAAGGCTACAAATACAAATCGCATTATGCAACCCTTTTGAATTGGGACAGAAAGAATAATGGAGGTTCAAATGGGCGAATATCTGGACAAGTGGCTGCCAATCGAGAAAGCCAGAGTAAACCGGGTACGTCAAACTATCCCGGACTCAAAATCATTGAAGGCGGAGGGGAACCGTAAATATTACGAGGTAATTAGAAAATGCCAGAAGTGCGGAGTGAAGTTTAACGCTAAAGTTTACGTTTTCAAAAGCGGCTATGGTTATGATTTCGGGAATCTGTGTGATCCATGTAGCGAGAAAGCCAGTGCCGAATTTGACAAGCAGGAACAGGAGAAAGCCCAATCCGAAATCACCGCACAACGCGAAAAATGGCGGGTTAATTGCGGCATACCACAAAAATATAGCTTTAAAGGCTTCCAGCATTTCGAAAAGACGTTCCAGCCGTCGCCTTTTAAAAAATGCCAGGCATATGCAGATCACTTCCCGCTTGCGGGTCCGCGGGGATACCCCTCGCTTGTTCTCTACTCTGACCACTCGTGGGGTACAGGTAAGACGCATCTAGCCTGTTCGATCGCTCACCACATTCTGAGCCGGTGGGCAGGGGAACCCAGGGTTTGCCCGGTAAAGGTTATAAGCGAGAGGGTGCTATTTGGGAGCATCCGTGAAACTTATAACTACAGCTACGAGGAAAAGGGGCAATTACCCAGCGAAAAAAACATAATCGATTCCTGCGTCAATGTTCCGCTTTTAATTCTGGACGATCTGGGCAAGGAAGAGGTTTCGGACCTTCGTTTTGTTCAGCGTACCCTCTTCTCGATATTCGACGGCCGGTATAATGCCGAACTGCCCGTGGTTGTAACTGCCAACCTGAATAATGCGGGGTTAAAGAGCCACATGGGCGGCAATGCTGGAAACGAGGCGTCATATAACCGGTTGTTCGAAATGTGCAAAGGGGAATTCGTTCATATGGACGGCAAGAGTTACAGAGAAAAACTAGCAAATGACTAAGGGGGCAGGGACAATGAAGCCTTACTGGCAGGACTCAATGACCACGATATATTTAGGGGATTGTCGGCAAATATTAGCTGAATTACCTAAAGTTGACTTGGTGTTGACTGATCCACCGTATGAAAAAGAGGCTCACACTCCCATGCGCAGGACTCGTCAAACAGTAGAGCAGGGCATTGATAGTTTTATGCCTTTTAATATGATGGATGAGGAACTTAGACAATTTATTTGTGGACTTAGTTGTAATTGGTTACTTGCTTTTTGCCAAGCGGAGGCAGTCGGTAAATACCAAGATTTGCTAGGGGATAAATATAGACGACCTATGGTGTGGATAAAACCAGATGGGGCGGCGCAGTACACAGGTGATCGGCCTGCAATGGGCTATGAAAGTATTGTTTGCGCATGGTGCAATTCGGGCAGATCGGTATGGAATGGTGGCGGGAAACGGGGTGTATTTGTGGATAATTGTACTGACTATTTACATTTACACCCAACACAAAAACCCGTCGGATTGTTGGAAAAGTTAATTGTACTTTTCGGGTTGGGCGGAATCATTCTCGACCCCTTCATGGGTTCTGGTACTACGCTGGTTGCCGCGAAGAAACTAGGCCGTAAGGCAATAGGAATAGAAATATCAGAGAGGTATTGCAATATCGCGATTGAGAGGTTAAGGCAGACGGTTATGAACCTTGAAGTTGTCAAAGAGGATGAACCAACACAGTCCGTGATGATGGAGGCAAAGGGATGACTCGACCTCGTTTATTGGATTTATTTTGTTGTGCAGGCGGGTGTTCTGAGGGATATCACAGGGCTGGCTTTGTCCCCTATGGTGTTGACATTAAACCCCAACCCCATTATCCTTTCCCTTTCTTACAAATGGATGCCTTAGAAGCCCTGGATAGGCTAATCAAAGGTGAGGGATTAACTTTTAGTAACGGCGAAACTGTTTGTTTAAATGACTTTGCTGCTTTCCATGCTAGTCCGCCATGTCAGGGATACAGCATAACGAATAACATTGTCAGTTGCCGCGACAAAATATATCCGAAGTTGATTGGTGAGGTTCGCAAATTACTGGAGCAAACAGGGAAACCCTTTGTTATTGAGAATGTTGTTGGAGCTCCATTAAACTACTCAGTCGTTCTTTGTGGACTTATGTTTGAGCTAAAAGTTTTGCGGCACCGATTGTTTGAGGCGAATTTTTACTGTATGCAGCCTGGCCATCCGTACCACAGAGATACCGAGATAGGGAAGAAAGGATTTTGTTGTGTGGTGGCACATAGCGCGGTTAAGGGAAACTCCAATTATCAATATCCGAACCATAAAGTTCTATGGCAAGCGGCCATGAAAATTGACTGGATGACAAAATACGAAATGACTCAAGCCATTCCCCCTGATTACACAGAATACATAGGCAAGTATCTTTTGAAAGCAGTTGAGAGGGCAAAATGAACCAAGACGAACTGAACCAAATGTTAAAGGATAATCCTGATTTATCAGAAGGGCAATAAGTGAAAGTAAGAATCGACAAACTCGATGTTCTGTTCTCGCGGTATATTCGGCTGAGGGATAGAGTCTGTCAGCGCTGCGGGAATGGGAATACCGTCCTTCAAGCTGCACACTTTATTTCACGAGCGGAGAAGTCAATCCGGTACGACGAGGACAATGTTTGCTCTTTGTGCATGGGGTGTCATTCGTACCTGGACGGGAGGCCGCTGGAGAAGGTGCAGTTCTTTGAGCAACGGTTAGGACAACCGGCTTATGACTATTTGTTGGCGAGACGTCGGAATCGGGTTAAACCGGATAGGGCAGCGATACAGATTTACTTGAAGGCTAAGATTAGAGAATTAGAGAATGTACCAGTGGAATAAGGGAGAGAGGGAATGAGCATAACTAATAAAACCGCTGAGGAAATCATAGACTCGGATTATTTTATAGTGCTTGGGACAAGGGCGTATATAGATTGTTTGAGGTGCAGTTCGCCGAATTCGGAATCTGTAGAGTTAAATGGGGAAATTGAGGTCGCCAATCGACTCCATAAGAAAGTCCTACTCTTAATTGAAAAGGATGTGACAGAATCCGATAAAACTTATTTACGTAGTCGCCTTCATGCAATTGATACGGAAATCGAATTTGATAAAGGCAATATGACTGCGATTCAGCCAGTTTTCAATAAATTCTTTGGTTTGCCGGGTTCAGTAGTAAAAATAACTGGTAGCCCGTAATTAGATGGCAAACTAATTGAAGTGAGGATAGCAAAAGGAGAGAGATGAATAAATCTAAAATTGAATGGACAAATTATACATGGAATCCTATCACTGGCTGCTCAAATGGTTGCTCCTATTGCTATGCGCGAAAAATGGCTGAGAATCCGTTTTATGCTAAAGCCTTTCCGTTCGAATTCGAACCACACTTTTATCCAGATCGGCTGAATGAAGTCGCTCGCGCAAAAATAGGTGCTAAAATCTTTGCCTGTTCAATGGGTGAGCTATTCGGTGATAATCAGGACTGGACAGAGCGGGTGCTTCGCATGATACGCCTTCATCCTGAATTGACTTTCCAACTCTTGACCAAGCGGCCTGAGAATCTTATCAGGTGGAGTCCGTTTCCCTGGAATTGCTGGGTGGGAGTGAGTGTGACTAATGCAGAGCAATATATTGATAGCGTAAGCGATATCGCAAAAGTGGAAGCAAAAGTGAAATTTATTAGTTTTGAACCTCTATTAGAACAAATCAACGGGGGTGAATGTGATGAAGAACGTAGACTCGATTCTATTGATGAGTTCGACTGGATAATCATCGGCCAGCAAACACCAGTCAGCCCAAAGACAGCGCCCAAAGTGGAATGGATACGCGAGATAGTGAAGGCGGCGGATAAAGCAAAAATACCCGTCTTTTTGAAGGAAAACTTGCGTCCTTTATTATTCCAGAATTACACGCTACCTGTCTGGGCAAGGAAAAAAGGTTCACTGACAATCTCGCGTCAAGAGTTCCCAGGGCAGAAAAGGAAAGAGGATCTGGCTAAGAGAAACAAAGAGGGCAGAGAAAATGAGAGAAATTAAATTCAGAGCATGGGAAATTCAGCGGAAATATAAAGTGGGGTACATCGGAGCCGCGGCAATAATTCAACTTCTCAATTCGCCTTCCGGCGTACCTGGTAAGTCGGTGGGTGACCTGCTGGAACTGGCGGAGCAGGGGAGGATTTGCGTGAAGCCCATGCAGGACGGGTTTGAAAGAGCCATCACCATAATTCATCGGCAAGGTTGGGTCAAGGTCGAGCCTCAAGTAAAGCCGGAGGGAAAATAATTTGCAGGCCGGTACAGCATTTAATGTGAGCGGCTCAACAGCGAGCGACTCAACATGGAATGAGGAAGGCATAATAGGCCAAAGAGAGATATGAAGGGGAAATTTACGGGAGGGCACATCTATGGAAATTAGGCACATTCACATATTTAATGTAGCTCTCACAAGTCTGAACGGAGATAACGATGGTCGTTACGCCTGCTCTCAGTGTGGGCTAGTTGAACCGTATTTCACACAGGCTGAAAACCACAAGGGACAGCTCTGCTATTACCGGACGGGTTTGCAATGCCAAGAAGGAGATGGATGTCCGAATTGTCAGATATACTCTGAATATTGCCGTCATGGAATTACAGGCACAGTTCATTCAGGTTCAGGGAAGGATAGAGTATGCCAGATATAACATTTATGTTCATAATGGTTTTAATTTACGGCTTCTCTTTACTTTTGATCGGTTTTTCGGGTCTTGTATGGGTCATATGTAAGTTATTGCTTTGGTGGCAGGCTAAAAACCAAAAACGTGTTCGCGATTACGAGCGGAGAAATTAGCCTCAATGATGAGACATATTATTGGACAAAAGGACAAATGAATAATGGAGATGGAAAAGAAAAAGGGTAGAGGTGAAAAAATAACCCCCGAGATATGGAGTATCGTCGATAAGGTATATTTCGATCATAAGAAGTGGAAGGCCTTCGAGATAGCAAATGAGGTTCACGCTTCACTCAAAGGAAAATTGAAACCATCCGGAGAACCTTATCCTCCTAGATGGCCGGGTGTAAGTATCATAGAAAAACACATTAGGGGCATCAAAAAAGATGAAATCAAATATTTTCAGTCCAAAAATCCCGAAGACCAGCCCTGGGGTATTGCCAGTTGGGATAAACAGCCGTTTATGACCCCTCAAAATCTTCCTATAGTTTTACGAGCCTGGACATATGCAAGAGACAAACGAATTACTAACTTTAGCATTCGAAATGCTAAATGGATTACTCGTTTATGCCAAGCGATCGCAGATATCGAAAATTCAGAAAAGCTCATGAGTCTCGTCTCTTTAGCCATAAGATATTCTCAAACTGAGCTGATGGCAGAGATATGGGGTAATATAAAAATCGAAGATAAAGACGAGTTAATAGAAATATATGAATTGATGACAGGTAAGGAGCAATTTCTGGACTGAATAAAAAAAGGGGTTGAATATGTTTGAGGTCATTTGTGTCATACCTGCCCGGGGAGAATCTAAGCGTTTTCCAGGTAAGAATATCGCTTTGCTTAACGGTAAGCCTCTCATCCAATACTCGATAGAAGCATGGGAGAAATCCAGGTATTATTCAAAGCCGATTGTCTCTACTGATTCGCCGGGGATAGCTGAGGTTGCTGCGAGAGCCGGCGCCACTGTCATCATCAGGCCGGCTAATCTATCCCACGGAGATATTAACCCGGCCTTACTCTTGTCTCATATCGCTGACCACATTGAGAAGTATTATCAAAAAAGAGTACAGTGGATTCTTCTATTACAGCCCACCTCACCGTTAAGGTCCACTGAGGATATAGATGTGTGCTTGGATATCGTTGCCCGGAATGAAGCCGACTCGGTAACGTCCATCAACCCAAACAGTAAGTATGATTCGAAAGAAAACGGAGCTATTTACATCACTCATGCCGATTTGGTAAAACAGGGCAGTATTTACGGCCCGGGACTTTACCGCTATCTGATGCCGGATGATAGGTCTATAGATATTGATTATCCCGAGGACTTAGAAAAGGCTGAGGAAATATTAAAAGGAGGGAGAAATGATAATAGTCGAGGGTTGCACCAACTTCCACTCCATTCTAGAAGCAAAAAAGATCATAAGAACAGCAAAAGAAATAAACCCGGGCGGGCTGGTTAAATTCCAACTCTATAACGCCGAGGACGACAAAGGCAAACCACATTACAACTGGGTCAAAGAGCATGAGTTAACCTTTGAACAAGCTAAAGAACTGTTCGACTACGGTGCTTCTATTGACCAGGAGGTGTTCTTTTCGGTATTTGACGGAGTTTTTGTAACTTGGTGCGAAAAGATAGGCGTTAACCATATAAAATTATCAAGCCTCATGTATGATTTACGTGTCATAAAAGCGGTGGAAGAAAGCGGCATCTTCTATATCAGCTCACAACAAAGGAAATATTTTAATCCGCGGAATGGCGATAAGTTTCTTTATTGCCCTCCAGGTTATCCCCAAAGAGAGGATGCAAATCATCATCTCCAAATATGGTTTGATGGTCGGGATTTATACGATGGCTTCTCCGATCACTCAATAGGCTTGGATGTCTCAAAGATAGCTTTAGCGCGGGGAGCTGAAATAATCGAGAAGCATTTTGTATTGGAACACGATAGCCTATTTCCTGATAATGACTGGTCGATGACTCCCAGTGACTTAAAAGAGCTTGTCCGCTGGGAAAAAGTAGTCAGGGAGGTTTTATGAGGCTTTCAATCATAACCAACGGCCGGGCAGATGAAGGTATCTATCTACCGCTTTTAAAGGCTCTGGACAAACAAACTGACATGCCTTATGAATTCGGAAGTTGGGATGAGCTTTGGACTGTAATGCGCTGGCACTACGGGGGGGTAAGTAGCTGGTTAATTGTTCTCGGTGATACCATGCCGATGTTAAAAGGGGTATTAAAAGCCGTTGAAATGAATATCCCGATAGCTCATATTCACGGAGGAGACCGTACCGGCTCAATAGATGATTCAATCCGTCATGCCATTACAAGATTTGCTCATTTACACTTCCCTTCCATACCGGATCATGCCGACAGGTTAATCAGAATGGGAGAAGAGTCTTGGAGGATTACAGTATGCGGTCCGCTCGGTATCTATGCCATGCCGGACGCTGAATACGTACCCAGGGGAAAACTGTTGAATGATTTGGGACTGAATGAGAAGCCTATAATTATCGTTTTACAGCATCCAGTATCTACAGAGAGCGATCAAGCCGGACAGCAGATGAAGGAAACTCTAGAGGCAGTCCGCAATCCTGAATGGCAACCTGTAGTAATTTACCCCAACGGAGAGCCGGGTAGTGATGAGATGATAAAAGTCATTACATCGTACCCTTACCCGCAATTTAAAAATCTACCCTATCTACAGTTTCTCAGCCTGTTAAAGATAGCCTCCTGCATGGTGGGTAATTCATCCAGCGCTTTAGTGGAAGCGCCTTTATTCGATGTGCGAGTAGTTAACATAGGAACCAGGCAGAAGGGTAGAACAACAGATCATTTTAATGCGGTAAATACAGGTTATCAGAGAGGTGAAATTTATCAACAAGTTTTAAATGCTATTTTCGGATGGTCTCGAAAAGCAGCAACCTGTAGTAATTATTACTTTTCGTTGAGCGTAAATCCCTATCTAGGTTTTTCAGACGGTCCTGAAATAATCATCAAAAGATTAAGGGAAACAGCCATAGATACAAAATTGCTTCAAAAGAGGTTGACATATTGAAAATTAAAAGAATCCTGTTAGTGGTTCCTCCGGACACCCGGCCTCCAGGCATGGGAACAGATAAGGTACGGATAGGCTTAGTTGCTCCCCTGGGGTTAGCCTATATCGCCGCTGTATTGGAACAGGAAGGTTATGAAGTCAAGATATTGGATTGCGTCGCTGAGGGGTACGGGCAATCCGTGGTACTTTCTAACGGCGATATCCGGTATGGACTGACTGATGAGGAAATAAGGATACATATTATATTTATTGATCCCGATCTGGTAGGTGTTTCCTGCTTATTTTCTAATAAATCGTGGGACGCCCATAACGTCTGTAGAATAGTTAAAGATCATAATCCCAACATCATTACAGTCATGGGCGGGAGCCATCCCACAGCCTTATTTTATGAAACGTGTAACGACCCCAATGTAGATGAAGTTATCCAGGGTGAAGGTGAATACGTCTTATTGAGCATGGTTCAAGATAAAGATTGGATAGGGGAATATCAAAATAATAACAATGATCTTGATTCCCTTCCCTTTCCGGCCCGGCACCTTCTACCCATGAATAAGTATCTTTATTCGGAGTCCGCTCATTCAGGACATAAATATTCACCTTCCACAAATATTACTACCAGCAGGGGTTGCCCTTCCCGCTGCTCATTCTGTGCCATCCGTAATACCTTTGGGGAAGCCTACCGCACCCGCTCACCTGAGAACGTCTTAGCTGAAATAGACTATCTTATCAATACCTATCACATCAAAGAGCTCGACTTCGAAGATGACAACGTATCCGCTAACCGTAAAAGGTTCATGGCGATCTTGCAGGGCATAATAGACCGTAAATATAATCTAGCGTTGAACTCTCCCTCCGGTCTATATGTGGGATCACTGGACGAAGCCCTGTTGGGCAAGATGGTTGAAGCCGGTTATTATTCCGTATCCTTTGCGATTGAGTCGGGTGTACCGTGGGTTTTAGAAGAATTGATGCACAAGAAGGTAGACCTGGAGAAAGCTAAACGGCTGGTCAAGTACGGGCGTTCTATCGGACTCAAAGTGAAGGCCTTTTTTATCCTGGGTTATCCCGGGGAAACTAAAGAGACCATGAAACAAACAGTTGATTTCGCCGGAGAACTGGGAGCTGACTGGAATCTCTTCTTTCCCGCGACAAATCTTCCGGGTACTGAAATGGACAAGATAGTGAGGGCAAATAACTGGCTGGTTGACCCAGATATGGACTATCGATTTTATTTCTTTAAACCCAATATACGAACACCTGAGTTCAATCCGGAGGATGTGTTACGAATCAAAGAAGAAGCCAACCTGCAAACCAACTTTATCAATAACGTCAATGTGAGGGAAGGCAAGTTCGAGAGGGCAATAGAAGACTTTAAGGAGGTAGTAAATTTATATCCGAATTTGGACTTTGCACAACGGGCGTTAAAGGAGGCGTGGGAAAAATGGGAACTGACATGAAATATCCGGACATCTTTTTCACAGAGGAATACCAGAACTTATTCAAAGATACTGAGTTTGGGGGGGAGCCTTGCCAGTTTACATCATCGGGGATTGATTACAGATTTTATAAACGACACATTGAAGGTACGCATTACTACGATATTTATAGTCCTTACGGAATGTCGGGTCCAATAGCAGTGGGTGAATTCATAAACTGGGGTCATTTCATACTCGCTTTTACAGATTATTGCACCAAAGAAAATATAATAGCTGAGTTTGCGCGCCTGCACCCTTTCCTATCAGGTTCTTTGAGGTATATTGAAGAATTTCAGTCTTTTTTTGATTTTAGAATAAATATTTATCTAAGTCGGGGTTGTGGGTATAGTCAAGAATTGGTTGATGATTTGTTTTCTCAAATACCAGACGGCTTTCCAAATACTTTAAGCCGGTGTTGTCATTACGAACATGATATATTTTATGTAGACCTGGCACAATCAGAGGAGCAAATCTGGAAAGGCTTTGATAAGGGTTGCAAGTCGGCAGTTAAGAAGCAGCAGAGCAAACTATGGCTGCTCTTTGATAACGGTGACTTATCCGAATGGTATCCTTACTTTGAGAATTCACCTAACTATCAATTCGGTAAGCAATGGCTGGTTAAGTTGTTAAACGACCCCCACGCTCAATTAATTACAGTAAGAAATTCAGTACAGACATTATCCGGAGCGGTCTTATTAACCTATGGGGATTACTGTCATTATTTCCTGGCGGCCGGAGGTAATCAGAATTATTTATTATGGCAATCTATCAAATGGGCTAAATCTCAAGGCTGTAAAATATTCAATTTGGGAGGAGGACTAAAAGACGGCGATTCCCTGGAGTCGTTTAAAAAGTCATTTACTAAAACCAGCAAGCCTTTTTACACATATAGGAAAATTCACGATCAAATAGTCTATGACGATCTGTGCAAAGCGAAGGGAATAGACCCCAATTCAAATGGTTTCTTCCCTTCTTATAGGAGGTAGAGTATGCAATTATTCAAGTCCTCTTATCAGGAAAGCGATATAGAGGCAGTTTCCAGAGTTATCAGGCGATCAACATATTGGGCTGAGGGTCCTGAGATAGAGCAATTCGAGAAAGCCATTATAGATTATATGGGAGTCCCGGGCGTTCTGGTTTGCAATTCCGGTACATCCGCTTTGCATATGGCTTTACTGGCTTGCGGGGTCAAGTACCACCATGAAGTTATTGTGCCTTCCTTCACCTTCGTGGCGACAGTCAATGCGGTCAAGTTCGTGGGAGCGGAACCGGTATTTGCTGATATAGAACCTCAGACTTATGGCCTTGACCCTCAAGATGTAGAGAAGAAAATCACCGGGAAGACTAAGGCTATTATCGCGGTACATTACGGCGGCCATCCCTGCAAAATAAAAGAGTTGAGAAAGATGGCCTTTAAGCATAATCTTTTACTGATAGAGGATGCGGCTGAAGCGATGGGCGCGATAGTCGAAGGGAAACAGGTGGGGACTTTCGGTGACTGTGCGATTCTCTCATTCTGCCAGAGTAAAATTATTTCAACCGGAGAGGGCGGCGCCGTGGTAACCGGAAATAAATATTTTTACGACCAGGCCAGGTTAATCAGATCCCACGGCAAACAAGATGAAGACTTTGTTTCTCTCGGTTATAACTTCCGGATGTCTTCTATGCAGGCGGCTCTTGGAATTAGTCAACTGGAAAGGATATCTGACCTAATTCAAAAAAGGCAACAAGTCGCCCACTGGTATAAAGAAAAATTACCAGGTGTCTGGTTAAATCAGATCAAATATCCCTCCCTCCCTAAAATGGATGGTAATGTCTTCCAGCTTTACACCATTCAAACACCCAAACGGGACCTTATCATGAGACACCTTCAGGAGAAAGGAATCCCCTGCAAAATATATTTCAATCCCATTCATCTGAGCACATATTATAAGCGCCAGAAGTGGGAGCCCGTTTCCCTCCCTGTCACAGAGCAAACTTCGAAAGAAGTCCTTAGCTTGCCTATGTATCCCGATTTAACAGAATCCGAGGTTGACCAGGTATGCGAATCTATAAAGGAGGTTTTATGATATATCTGATTACCGGAGGAGCCGGTTCCTTCGGACGTGCAATCACCCGGGAACTTTTAAACTTAGACGCAACGATTAGAATTTACGATCATAACGAACATGCTCAGGTTACCATGAAACAGGACTTCCCAGATGAAAGGCTACGGTTTCTCATCGGAGATATCAGGGATAAGGATAGACTTTACCGCGCTATGAATGGAGTAGATTATGTCGTTCATTGTGCGGCCTTGAAACACGTTGAGGTCTGCGAGTATGACCCGATGGAATCGGTAAAAACCAACATCATAGGTTCAATGAATGTGGTTGATGCTGCGATAGATAACGGAGTTAAGAAAGTCCTGGTTATCTCGACTGATAAGGCCGTCTACCCCTGCAATATCTACGGTGCGACCAAACTGGCAGAGGAAAGTTTAATCAAAAATGCTAACGTTTATGGCAAGACACGGTTCGCCTGTCTTCGTCCGGGTAACTTCCTTCAGTCTAGCGGGAACGTTTTCGAGAAGTGGGATAAACAATCTCAAGATGGTTACTGCGAACTTACAGACGATAGAATGATGAGATATTTTATAGATATCCAGAAGGCAGCCAACCTTGCCGTCAAATGCTTACAGGATATGAGCGGCGGTGAGATTTTCATTCCACACATGAAAGAGTTCTCTATGCTGCACCTGTTAAAAGAAAAGTATCCCGGAGCCGAAATTAGAATGATCGGTTTAAGAGAAGGTGAGAGATTACATGAGCCTCTATACACAGAGGATGAGGCCAAGAAATTAATTGATTGCGAGGATTATTATGTCATCCGATAAAGATATTTTGACAGTCCTTTATGAAGGCTTTACCCGTTTTAAAGAGACAAGAGGGCATCATCGTTACTTGTCACAGAAGACTTTTGATCTGATCTGTGAGTATCTCGTTCTCATTAATGAGGAGGCCAAGAAAATTGGGTGATAAATGTTTTTATACAAATTCATTAATTCGGTTTTGCTTGGATAACTACGAAACCCTCTCGGAGGGCAAAATGCCAGTGGATTCAACCGGTTATTCGGACTATGGCACGACTATCCAAAAATCACATGATAACAAAGCTCCCTTCTGTAAGCCCAAAGAATTAAAGTCAGATATAGACCGTGCAATACAAAGCCTGCGCCCAACAGAGAAGATCGTAGTCATTACCCTGAATATCTCTGGCTATGAGTGTCAGGAGGTCTCTTTCTGGTTAGGCAAAAACTGGATTGAAGTCCAGGAAATGGATCGCTATATTATCCGGAAAATGAAAAGGTTTTTAAATGGGATTGAGGAAGTCAGCTAGACATAATGTTATAAAATCAGAGGTATTTCAGAATAATTATTGCATTTTTCTACTATAAAATGATATTATAAGTTATGTCTTTAGATAATCAGATAATCTTAGCCGAGAGTCTTAAACTTCAAGGTTATAGCTATAAAGAGATTGCATTAAAACTTGGGGTTTCCATTTCCAGGGCTTTTCAATATATAAAACCCCCCAAAATAATAAGGGAATTAGTTATTCAACGATGTCAAAACAGATGTGAAAAGTGCCAAAATAAAATCAGAAAATATGGCAATATACATCATTTACTAAATCCTCTATTAGATTTAAACCATCCATCCAATCTACAATATTTATGTCATGTTTGTCATATTTGTACTCATTGGCACATCAGCCCTGAGGAGGTAGAATTCCAAGCAAAAAGCTCTATTAAAGATATTGACTTGAAAATATTTTGGCATTTCAGAATGAATAATACAGGTATGCCAATTTCTAAATTAGCAGAGGCTTTTGGTGTTTCTGAGAGAATTATAAATAAAGTTCTTAAAACTGATAAAGATGACTATGTAGATACGGGGTCAGAATTGGATAAAGCAATAGATCATTTAAAAAAAATACATCGTGTAAGACATTTCTTGTAAAAATCAAAACATGGTGTATAATAAGAAAGATTAAGTATCACTTGTAAGCCTTCCGTGAAACATCGGAGGGCTTTTTGTTTGGGGAATAATTAATGACAATAGCCGAAGGACTCAAACCTCTTTTAACAGATATTAAAACAATTAAAACCGATCCTCGGAATGCCAGAAAGCATCCTGTCAAAAATCTGGACGCCATCAAGCTATCGCTGGAGACTTACGGGCAGCGCAAACCCATCGTAGTCAATGCCCAGAATGATACTATCGAGGCCGGAAACGGCTTGTATATGGCTGCTGTAGCTCTCGGATGGACACAGATAGCAGTTGTGTACGTCAATGACGACGAGGTAACAAGCAAGGCTTACGGTCTGATGGATAACCAATCAGCTTTGATTTCCGAGTGGGACTTGCCGATTTTGAAGGACTTGCTGACAGAACTGGATACTGGTGACCTGGACATGAACGTTACAGGTTTTTCGTCTGAGGAAATCGAAAACCTGATGACGCAATTTAATATTAATGAAATAGGATTCCCAACCATGCCAACGGGTGATAAAAACGGATTTCAACAGATGACTTTCACTTTATCAAATGAACAAGTAGAACAGGTAAAACAAGCGATTGATAAATCTAAAAAAGTTGGGGCGTTTATTGATACTGGAAACGAAAACAGCAACGGGAACGCTTTAGCTAGAATATGCGAGATATTCAATGTCCAATGCTAAAGATATTCTGATTAAACCCATTTCAAGCATTGATGCATCTCGTATTATAAAACAACTTCATTACTCCCGTAAAGTGGTCAATAATAGTCAATTGCATTTTGGGGTATTCCTAAATAATAAGTGTGGTGGAGCACTCTCTTTTGGACCATCCCTAGATAAGCGGAAATTAATTAGTTTAGTTAGAGATACAAATTGGAATGATTTTCTTGAATTGAACCGTATGGCACTGGCTGATTGGATGCCTAAAAATAGTGGCAGTCGATCCCTATCTATTTGCCTAAGACTTATTAAAAAGACATATCCTAATATAAAATGGATCGTTTCATTTGCCGATGGGACTCAATGCGGGCACGGTACACAATACCAAGCTGCGGGGTTTTATTTAACATCAATTAAAAAGAATAATCAAGTATGGCAAGCACCAACAGGAGCGAAATTTTCTCGTACCTCATTGACTGACGGTAGAAGTAAACAACAACAACAAGAAGCTGTAAACCTTTGTTACCGTAACACGGTAACAAAGGGAAGTAATATACTAGATTCTGGCGGGGCTTCTATGAGATCATTTATAGAATCTGGATTTAAGCCTTTGCCGGGTTATCAATTACGTTATATCTACTTTTTAGACCCTACTTATAAGGGGAAATTAACCGTTCCCATTCTCCCATATTCTAAAATTGATGAAATGGGAGCCAGAATGTATAAAGGCAAGTTACTCGCGTCAGTAGTTGAAAAGCAAAACGCCACACTTTCCAGTGTGGAAATGGCAGTTCAAATCTGACCCTGACGCTCCAACTTTTAGGAGTTAATCAAATGAGTCGTCCTTGTACTCTAACAGATGAGAAAGAAAACAAGATAATTTCAGCTTTAAGGATCGGCTCTTATATCGATGTGGCCTGTAGAGCGTCCGGAATCAGTAAATCAACTTTCTATTTCTGGTTGGAAAAAGCTAGTGACCAATACCAGGAATATAATAATCCCCGCTATAAAGCTTTTGCCGCTAAAGTCGATAAAGCTATGGCCGAAGCTGAAATTTATCTCTTGAACGATGTGCGCAAGAAAGGGCAGGGCTGGCAAGCTTCAATGACAATTATGGAAAGACGCTGGCCGGAAAGATGGGGACAGAAAGCGAAGGTAGAAACAAATGCCACAGTTACCATCAATTATAAACCAGAAGACCTCACAGACGAGCAGCTCGCAATTATCGCCAGCCGAGGCATCCAGGGAACTATTAAGGCGCCGCAAGTCACGCCATCACTTAATTGATTTCTGCCAGTATACTATGCCCTCGTTCGAACCGGTATCTCACCTTATCTTATTAAGTCAAAAACTGGAGGCGGTTGAAAGGGGAGAATTAAAAAGGCTCATGGTATTCATGCCTCCCCGTCATGGTAAATCGGAAACTTGCTCAATCAGATTCCCAGCCTGGTATTTAGGACGTAATCCCCAGAAGCAAATTATCGGTTGCTCTTATTCTGAAAATCTGGCTTATACGTTTTCATACGCGGTAAGGGAGACTATCTCAAGCCCGAGATACCAGAAACTTTGGGAACATAAATTAGACTCCGCAGGTGCTATAAGATGGCAGCTCGCGGGGAAGGATAATTTAAGGGCTTCTTATATCGCAGCGGGCGTAGGTGGCGGTATAACTGGTGAGGGAGCTGACTGTTTGACTATCGACGATCCGGTCAAAAATCAGGAGGAAGCCGAATCCAAAGTCTATAGGGAAAAAACCTATCAATGGTACACCACTACTGCCCGGACTCGTTTACAACCGGGCGGTGTGATAATTCTTATCATGACCCGCTGGCATAAAAACGACCTTGCTGGGCGTTTATTGGAAGATATGAAAGACCCTAAAGCGGATCAATGGGAAGTCTTACATTTACCAGCGATCGAAAACAATCAAGCACTCTGGCCGGAGAAATACCCTTTAGATGTTCTGGAGAATACCCGGGCGTCTATCGGCTCCCGTTCTTTTGAGGCTCTTTATCAGGGCAGGCCGACGATTGCCGAAGGCCAGATATTTAAACGTGAGTGGTGGAAATATTATAAAGTAAGACCCGTTTTTAAACACATCATTCACTCCTGGGATACCGCTTTCAAAACTAAAACCTCAAATGACTACTCCGTACTTACGATCTGGGGAGTTACAGATTCAGGATATTACCTATTGGAAGTCCTCAGAGAACGGGTTGAACTACCCGAATTAAAAAGAATCTGTATTACGGCCTGGGATCGGGATAAACCTTATCGGGTACTGATTGAAGACGCAGCGAGCGGACAATCGCTAATTCAGGAACTTAAAAGGGAGACCCGGTTACCGATTATTCCGGTTAGACCGGATAGTGACAAAGTAATCAGGGCTTTTTCGGTTACTCCTTTAATCGAAGCGGGGAAGGTCTTTTTACCGGAATATGCTCCCTGGTTACATGATTATATCGAAGAGTTATCCGCTTTCCCTAATGGACAATTCGATGATATGGTAGACTCTACGACTCAAGCTCTAAGACAAGTTGCTAATCCTTCTCCTTACGGATTCAGCATATCAGGCGAGGAATAGATGACTTTAAGCGAAATGATTAAAAAGGCGTTCAAGCTAGGTACTCCCAGAACGGGGAACATGCTTGAATTTACCGAGATGCAGGTTCCTCCATCATGGGGTTACCAGTCTTACTTACAAGCCTATGGACAGGTGGGCTGGCTATTCGCTTGCGTAAATGTCATTGCAAACGCCGTAGCCCGTCAGTCGTGGCATTTATACGAACTTGAGAGCGGAGAAAGAAACGAGATTTTCGAACATGAACTTCTTGACCTGTTAAATCACATCAATCCCTTTCAATCAATGTATCAGTTCATCTATCTGTCCACGATGTATAAAAAACTGGTAGGAGAAAGTTTCTGGCAGATGAATTTCAACGGGGCAGGGAAGCCGGCTGAGATGTGGCTTGCTCCTCCGTCTTATATGTCCGTCATTCCCTCAGCGGATAAATACATCTCTCACTACGAATTTAAACGTACCGGAATGTCACAACCGATTAAATTCTCAATCGATGAAATCATCCATATTATGACTCCCAATCCTTATAATCCGTATCGCGGTCTATCCGAAGCGCAAGCCTTGACATCGGTGATCGATTCGGAAAGGTCTGCCGCAACTTTGCAGAATAAGCTCTTTTACAATGACGGCCGGCCAGGTTTTGTAATTGAATATCCCGCTCAAGATATGCCTCCGGTTGAGACACGTAAAGAGTTGGTCATGGAGTGGGACGAAAGGTACAAGGGTATCCGGAACGCCGGTAAGACCGCGTTTCTCTGGGGCGGGAAGGCCAATACGGTTACATTGTCACCCCGAGACCTGGACTTTGCCAATTTAAGGAACTTCTCCAGGGATGCTATTTTAGGCGCTTACGCTATGCCTAAATCCGTGCTTGGCCTGACGGAAGCCAGTACCTTCGCTTCGGCTAAAGCAGGAAATTATACCTTTGCTTTCTATGTCGTTCATCCTGAATTATGCGCTATTCGCGAGTCCATGAACAAAGAATTATGTCCGTTCTTCGGGGATAACCTTTACTTGGACTTTGAGAATCCCATACCAGAAGACGAGACCATGCAGGCCACTAATGCGGTTAATCTCTTTAAGGGCGGTGTGGTTAACCGGAATGAAGCCCGTATAATGGTTGACCTCGATCCCCTGGAAACACCGGACGGAGAAGAATTCTTTGTCCAGCCTTCACCTTTGGGCTTCCCTAATGAGAAACCACCGGAAAGTCCGATGGACGAAAGTCCGGCGGATGAAAGTCCAGTTAAAAGCATCAAGAAAGCTATCTCCCGCGAAAGGAAGGAGCTTTACTGGAAAGAATACGTCTCAAGAGCGGAATCCTACGAACCGCAAACCATAGGCGACCTCAGACAGATGTACCTTAATCAAAAACAGGATGCTCTTACCAAATTACAGGATGCGAAAGACGCTAAGGCCAAACTCCTGGATTTAAAGAAAGCCAAGAAAGACTACACAGCTTTAATGAATCCTATTTTAAAAAGCGTTATGGCTGGAGCGATTAAAAACGGCCAGCAATTATTAGAGCCTGAAAATCCGCATAAAGTCCTTGAATTACCCGTTGACTTATCCTCTTTAGTGTTGAGATGGCTACGCAGCCGGATAGGTTGGGCGGCTGAACAAACCAATGAAGAAACAGCCTCTCTGCTGTCTTATGAACTGTCAGAAGGGTTTGAAAAAGGGGAATCTATTACTCTAATCTCTCAGAGGATAGAACGGGTATTTGATAATGCTTCAGCTTATAGAGCGGAGAGAATTGCCAGAACGGAAATACTTCAGGCTTCAGCACAGGGGGCTATAGAAGGATATCGTCAATCGGGCGTGAAGAAACTTGAGTTCTACCCGGCGCTGGATGATAGATTGTGTGAAGATTGCTTAGCCTTATCGGAAAGCGATTTATTCGGATACGGGAAAGCCATTTTCCCCATTAGCGAGACGGAAGGGGTGATTACAGTTCATCCAAACTGTCGCTGTGTATTTTTACCGGTTATAGAAACTTAGGAGGCTGTATTATGATTAGGAAAGTATTAACCACTCAGGTTAAGGAAGTCTCTGAAAATATCCTGGAATTCATTGGGTCTATGGAATCGACCAGAGACCGGGATAACGAAGTGATTAAATCCGAAGGCTGGGAGCTGGCTAATTATAAGAAGAATCCTATCGTGCTTTGGGCGCACAAGTATGATGAACTGCCTGTAGGGAAAGCCCTCAGCGTTAATATTTCAAAGGGCAAATTAGTCTTCCAAGTTAAATTTGCCGATGCGGAAACCTATCCTTTCGCAGATACGATTTATAAACTCTGCAAGGGCGGCTTTTTAAATGCGACCTCAGTCGGATTCATACCCAAAGAATGGGAGGTTGGCAAGAAAGAGGGTGATCCATCCCGGACTTATTTGAAACAGGAATTGCTCGAGCTTTCTATCGTGCCGGTCCCGTCTAACCCGGACGCCTTGAGAAACGCTTACGACACCGGTCTGATCACGGTTAAGGAATTTGAAGCGCTAACCAAAGCCGTAGACTTCAACCAGGAATTGAATAACTCCCAGCTCAAAGAAGGTTTCTGGCAGATGATGAACACGCTGGCTATGTGCGTCTCTAAAACTATGTGTGATAAGGGAGACGCGGACAAATACAATACGATGGTAACTCATGCGGAATCATTCAATGCCGGCTTCCTGAAATGGGTCAAGGATTGCAAGAAGTCAGGCATCTTCGAGATGCAAGAAGATCTTATGATGATGACCTTCCAGAATTATCTTGTCAAAGAAACTAAACCAGAAAAGAAAACCTCTCAAAATGAACTCAAAGACGAATTAGATTATACACTGACTATCATCGCGAAGGAAGGTATATCTAAGGAAAACGAGTCAAAAGCTATTGATCTGGCTAACGAAATCAAGCGCATTACGGGAGGCGACATTCCCGTTGAAGATACGACGACATTACCTGTGAAACAACCCGATATTGCAGATTACCTCGGGTCAAAGGAATTTAAGGAAAAACTAAATAAAAGACTAATGGAGGTTAACATAAATGGAACTCACTAAAGAACAAAACGAACTAATCGATAAAGCGGTAGAAGATAGATTAGCCGCTAAATTAAAGGCATTGAAAGAGGCCGAAATCAAGAACAAATTTACCCCGGGCGTGGGACTGGATGGCAAGGTAGATGTTACTAAAGATGAATCCGACCAGCCTTTCGCTAACTTCGGAGAGCAGCTTATCGCTATCCGTAAAGCCGGAACGACCGGGACGACTATCCGGGAGCCGCGTCTTAAAAGATGTATCCCGGGTGTGCTTGACTCGATTACCAAAGCACCCACCGGATTAGGTGAATCCGTTCCTCAGGATGGAGCTTTCCTGGTTGCACAGGAATTCATCCCGACCCTCCAGGACCGCACTTATCAGACTTCGGTAGTCTATAACAAATGTGCGAAACAGCCTGTAGGAGCTAACTTCAACGGGTTTAAAATCCCGGCCATCGATGAAACAAGCCGCGCTGACGGCTCCCGCTGGGGTGGTGTTAGAGCATACTGGGGTGCTGAAGCCGCATCGATCACCAGCTCCCGTCCTAAGTTCCGTCAGGTCAGCGTGGAACTCCAGAAGCTATTCGCTCTCTGCTATGTAACCGATGAGTTACTAGAGGACAGCGTAGCTCTGGAAGGATACGTTACTCGATGGTTCCCGATGGAGTTCGGTTTCAAACTGGATGATGCCATAATAAACGGAGACGGCGCCGGTAAACCACTGGGAATTCTGAATAGCGCGGGGCGTGCTACTGTAGCCGCAGAGACTGGACAACTGGCGACCACTATCGTAACCAACAACATCCTCAAGATGTGGAGACGGATGTGGGCTCCCTCAATGGGAAATGCCGTCTGGTTTGTCAATCAGAATACCCTGGAATGGTTATACACCATGACAATCCCGATCGGAACTGCCGGCTCTCTGGCCAAACTGTTTGAACTGCCTACTGCCGTTACCCAGGGCAATCCTTACGGCACAATGTTAGGCCGTCCTGTTCTGCCAATCGAGCAAGCGGCTACGCTTGGAACTGAAGGGGATGTGATCTTCGCCGATCTTTCTCAGTATATCGTAGGCGAAAAGGGTGGGCTCAAATCTGCCACATCCATCCACGTTTCCTTTACCACTGACCAGACTGCCTTCCGGTTCATCTTCAGGACCAACGGTGAACCGATCTGGCATCAACCCTTAACTCCTTATAAGGGCACTTCAGATACTCTCAGCCCTTATGTTACCCTGGCTACCCGTAGTTAAAATTTGATAAATTCAGGAGGTAATTAAACCATGTGGTTAACAACTGACGAATATCATGTCATGATGCTTAATGCGCCATCAACCGGAGGCGCATCCAATACCACGAGTGAAAGTGTCAAACATATCAATATGGGACGCTATCAGTCAGCTATGTTCGTAGTTACTCTGGGGACTAATGGCGTGACCACTTCCAACCTGTTTATCATGGAGGCTTCCACGGCGACCGCCGCCGGCCAGGCTACTGCCAAGTACAACTACCGGACTTCTTCAACCGCCACGGCGATCGGTACGGCTAACGCTTTATCCGACCGGGTTGCCGGTGTCTCGACTGCCCTGGCTTTGAATTCAACCGCGGAGACCATGTACGTGTTTGAAGTCAAGGGGGATGATTTGACGGACGCCTATCCCTTTGTGTATCCGTCAATCTCAAGCGCGGCTGCCACCCGGAACGCCTCTATGGTAGCCATCATGAAACCTCGTTACGCCCAAAATACCATGTTAGTACCCAACTCCTAATGAATAAGAAAGAGGGGGTGGTCAAAGCTCTGGCCGCCCCTCCTTTACACAGAGCTATTTTAGAGCCTAAGAAAATCAAGAGGCGCAAGCCTCCGGAGGTTAAACATGGCTGATTTAAGCAAAATACACAGCTACTGGTCAGGTGGAAATCTCCACTTTGCAGATACTAATGGTGTTGACGTCATGGTCATTGGTACTCCTACAACCGGAGTGCGCGCCATACCAGCCGGTTATGTCACCGTTGTGACCACCAGCGCAACATTAGGTGTAACGGAAGTGGGGAGAACTATCTACTGTGTGGCTACCACAACCCTAACCATGACCCTTCCTTTAGCTACCTCAACCTGTACGTTTGCCAAATACAATATCGTTAATGGGGCTTCCTCGGGAGACATGGCGATTATTGTTCTGGCGGGAGCTACCACTGACACATTCGCCGGATGCGGATGGTCAAGTACTGCCGTGCCTTATCAACTGACAAATACGGCGGCCACGGCGCAACCCGGAGATATGCTCTCAATACAAGCCGGTAACTCCACGACTGCTATGTGGTGGGTGATGGGTCTGGTCGGAACCTGGGTTTCTACAACTTAGAAGATTAAGGGGAGTCTTAAAATGGCTCCCCTTAAATTAATATTAAAAGGAGAGAGAGTTGCACGATTTATCAGGTAAGCACATTGTTATTTTAGGGAAAAGCGGTTCCGGTTATTTGTGTCCTTTCGATGGAGACGAACACTGGGGAGTGAATAACGTCGCTTCTCAAACCGCTCTTTGCCCGGATTGTGAAGGCAAAGGCAAGAAAGAAGAAATCTCCTGTCTGAAATGCCAGGGAACAGGTAAAATCTTACAATACGAGCGTAAGTTCGATAAACTATTCGCCTTTGACTTCCTGGACAAAGCCTATACCGATGAAATGAAAAAGTACGCTCCCGTCATGTCATGGCAGCCTTACGCCGATATCCGTTATCCGTTGGAAGATGTCCTCGCAGAATTTAAAACCCGCTATTTTACCAATACCATTTCGTACATGATTGCCTATGCCGCTTATTTAAAAGCCAGCAAGATTAGCGTTTATGGTGTGGATATTTCTTTCGGAGCTCCCTATGCTCAGGAAAACAGGGGGGTTGAATACTGGTTAGGACGGGCTCAGGAAAGAGGGATTGAAGTTTATTACCCGCCTAAATCACATCTTTTAAGAACGGTTTACGGCAACCTATACGGTGAAGTTAATGAATGCAATATGCTGTTTTACCTCGGGGAGAGAATCAATTTAATTAACATCTTACCCCGCCAGGGTCATTATTCGGACGCTATTAAAAGTCAAAACGCATGGTGGGTGCTGTTCCCGAAAGACGACGAGGCTAAAGAACACAACGTTAAATTTCTAAAAGACCCGGCTGGGAATATGTCGTTTCAAGTCCCGACAGAATATGCCTCAGACGTCCAGATGCCGCCTGAAGTATGGCAATTCCTACGGGATATCATGATCAATATGGAGACAACCGGGACACTTCCTTATGGTCTAATCTCGGTATATGAAAAGCTGGTCTTAGGTAAAGAATCAACGAAGTGAGGTAATTTAATGCAATATCAACTTTATCTAGCGGGTAACGGCAGGGCTGTAGTTTCCACTATGGGAACGCCAGTTCCATTCTCTACCACCGATACACCCTGTAACTGGGTGTTAGCCAACGCTCTCACAACCAATGCGGCAGTAGTCGTTATAGGCACTTCGACCGCTAATGCATCCTCGGGTTCCAGCCGGTCAGGATATGCCCTCAACGCTGCTGAGAACCAGTTAGTTCCTATCAAGAACTTAAATGAAATCTGGCTGGATGGCGCCAGTACGGAAGGGATTAGCTTTGTCTATTATAAGAGTTCAATTCCTTAAAAATGCAATAAGGCAGGGTGAGATAAGATGGGTGCAATAGATGTAGGGATAGTTGGAGGAGTCACAGAGGAAGCAAACTCTGGTGTTAATCGTACCTGGATTTTAAAAGATAATCCAGCCAATGACAGTGGTAAACTGACCAGAGTTCAAGGTAAAACTAATACTGCCGTAACTAATCTTATTGTAGCTACTTTTTATAATACAGGCGGTTCAAACTTTAGCACTAGAGACTATCAAGACTTAGGTGCTGTTAATGGGGTTTTTGATTTAGTAGCAGACATAGATGTAGTGGCTGGTGACTATCTTGGTTTCGGGAATGCTAATGGGACTCTATGGGTACATTTAACAGGACATTCAGGAACGTGGCGAGATATTACTGGCGTACAAATTCCCTGCACGAATTTTACCTTTACTGATAATTCGGCTGTCTATGGTCTCTATTTTAAAGCGGCTGATTCCAAATGGTGGAAAGCGGATGCGAGTGCAGAAGCCACAACTAGAGGTAGGTTGTTACTGTGTCCAGTCGCTATTTCCGCCGATGCTATCGGTATCGGAATAAAGAGTGGTTACGTCTACAATACAGGCTGGAACTGGTCATTAAGTGCTGATATATTCTTGTCAATAACTGCTGGCGCTTTGAGTCAAACAGCACCAACAGTAGCAGGTGAACAGGTTAGAATTGTGGCTACTCCTGAAAGCGCAGACAGTTTGATTTGGGTGGGCGGGACTGATCTTGCTTATGGGGAGATATAGATGGCACATGATATCGAAAAGACCGTTGCTGCTCTGGGTGACGATGGCTACTATCGCCCCTCAGGTATAGGAGATGATGCCTGGGATACGCTGATGGGTGCCGATGCAACCTCTGCGCTACACTCGTGGTATAGATTCAATGCAATAACTATCCCATCGGGCGCAACCATAGACGCCGCGCACATAGAATTGTGGACACGCCAGCTAGTTGGCACAGCCCCGCTCCTCAAACTTAGGGCGGATTTATCTGCTGATTCGGCTGCCTATACAACATATGCCCAAATGCACGCCAGAACCAAAACAACCGCGGGAGTCGATTGGGACAACATAACTGACGCAGACGCATACCTAGCCTCTCCTGACTTTTCCGCTGTGATACAGGAGCTTGTAGATACCTATGGGGGGCTTACAAATGCTGATATAACTATATTCGTTCTCGATGATGGTACTACGGCAACTAAGGTGATCTATTGCAATAGTTATGACGTTGAGACGCATCCAGCAAATCTACACATTGATTACACTGCTTCTGGCAAACAGTCAGGTGGTTCCTCCACCAGAGTAGCCCGTATGATAGCCATGGGAATGATAACAGCACCTTTGGCTGCTTGTGGGCTATATCTTCCGAAACGATACTATAACGGCTTTAAAAAGGCCAAGAATCATGGCTAAAAGTTTTGGTATAGAAAGGACTACCCCTATATTTGTTTGGGATAATGTCGCTCTTACCGAACTGGGCGGGTTAGCCGTTAAATTAACCAATAAAACAGGTTCTAATTCAATCAAGGGAACTGTCGTTAAAGCGTCTACGACGGATGATTTAGCTTTCGCCGCTCAAGCAGCTCAATATGAATCATTCGGGATTGTTTATGAAGATGGGATAGCGGATGGTTCAGAGTGTTTCATTGTAGTCCAGGGTGTAGCTGAAGTTTTACTTGAAGATACAACAGCCGCTGAACATGGGAATTGGGTTTATTGTTCTACCGTAGATGGTAGAGCTAATGCGACTTTACCTTTTCCTCCCGGTGGTGGCATCCCGGAGCATGATGAGCATTTTAAAGAGGTGGGTCATTGCCTTCAGACTGTAAGTTCCGGGACTGATGTACTCGCGAAGTGCGTACTCCATTTTAATTAGAGGTAAATATGTCTGACGTAATCGGATTGGATATCCTAGCTATGAAGAAAGCTTGTGAGAAACTCGAGCCTTACCAGAGAGCCGACTGCCCGATCTGTGGCTGGATGCTGGAAACGGCTGTAGATGGGCTGTTACACTGCAAGTTTTGAGGATGGATCGATCGCGTTCAGTTTGAGCGCTCTTAGATAGTTGTGTATAGTTGCATGGTCACTAGATGTCTGCAATGATAAATTGCGAATTCTGTTATCATCTCTTTCCCCATTCTTGTGATGCACAACTTCCCATGACTGAAGGCATCTACCAAGCCATTTAGCCATAATTAGCCGATGTTCTTTTACATATCCATTTTTCTCTGTCATTTGAAAAAAGAAATTATCGGGCTTAAGTTGGACCATGACATATCCTTCAGATGTTAAAAAACGTCCATTGTATCTAGGTGGTTTTGCATGATTCCCGGAACATTTTTTACATTTCCCTTGATAATTAGGTCGGCTTAACGTAGAACGGTTTATCCATCGTAATTTACCACAAGATTTGCAAGGTATATGTAAAAAATAATTTGTTTGGTTTTTACGCCAGACTTCAATACCATCCATTATCGTAATATCACCAATCTTCATATCTAGAGTATTATAGCATAAATGGCAAGTAATAATATACAATCGGACTATCCACTGAAGAGGGAGATTGAAAAGGTCTAATGCCGAACATTAAGGGAATAGATTTATCGGATAGCACAAGAACCTACTCATTGGAAGTAACCGAGAGTCCGTAAGGAGATTCTATGAACTGTTATTCGACTTTAAATGAGATTAAAAGTTTCGGACATCTCAATATCACAGGAACGTCAACCGATTCAACTCTGCTTGATTCTCTTGAGGAAGGCTCCCGCCAGGTAGACAGGGATACTGACAGATTTTTTTATATCTATGAAGGGACTTTTTATCAAGACGGGGGAGCGAACAGACTTATCCTGGATTGGGATATGCAAACTATCACGGCGTTGGAAGTTGATACGGACGGGGATGGTGTCTACGAAAGCACTTACACAGTGGATATCAATTCCCCTACGACCTCTCCGGACGCCTTTGCCTATCCTGCGATGGGCTATCCTAAGACCAGACTAGAAGCCAATCCCTATGGTTCTTATGGACACTTCGGAGCTGGAATCCGTAAGTCTGTCAAGATAACCGGAACTTTCGGTTATGGAGCGGACTGGCCTGCTTCGAATACGCATACTATCACAACTAAAGTAGGGGCAGCCTTAACATCTACAGACGCGACCTTATCGGCAACGGCATCTACAGCGTCCGAACTTTCCGCCGGCATGACCCTCAGAATCAATTCGGAGCAAATCTATATCAACGATGCCCCAACCGGTTCATCCTGCCCGATTACCCGGGCTGTGAATGGAACTTCCGCAGCCTCCGCCACTGCCAGTACGTCGATCGCCGTCTATGATTATCCCCGGGCGATCTCTCATGCGGTTTTAATCTTCGCCATGAGACATTTTAAACGGCGTGAATCGGCTTATGCGAATGTCATCGGCAACCCATTGACGGGAGAGTATACCGCTTACAAAAGAGACGATCCCGACTATCTGGAGACTGTCATAAAATATCGAAAACCCCGCAGACAATGGAGCGTTAATGGCTGAACTGATTATTTATGATATTAAAGGACTGGATGAACTGATCAGTAAGTTGGGGCCTGAATTATTAGGCCAACCGGTCAGGAAAATGCTTAACGAATCTTTGAATATTCTGGTCAGGGAAGTTGTCTCAAACACTCCGAGGGATACATCCAGACTGGCCTCGGACATTT